AATAGAGTTATAAATGGCATCACCAATATATTTTTTTACCAGAAGTGGATGTGTCTGGTGTCAAAAAATGAAACCATCAATAGATGAAATAAATAAAACTCTTACCGAAGAGCAAAAAATAGAAATACATTCTATTGATGAACAAAAATCTAAAGTAATATACGATAGTATAATTCGTATGAACAAACTACAACATGTTGTTCCATTGATGTACAATTCAAATATAGGGACAACTCTTTTGGGTTATAAAGATAAGAAAGATATTCAGAAATTCTTACGAGCAGAACCAATTGATTACAAAAAACCTTTAACACCTTTACCAATTTTTAAAGCAAAAAATAGTTCAGGAAAAGACTTTGATAATTGGAAAAAAAGTGTTATATTATGGTATAAGGAAAATGATAAACATCTTCCTTCAAACGTAATAGACAAAGATAAAATGATAGACATGGTATATAAGCAATTTGTGGCATACAGAACTAAACCTACTACAATAGAAGATAGGTTAACTAGTTTAGAAAACAAAGTTGACCAGATACTTAAAAAAATATCTTGACTTTATCATAAAAAATTCGTATATTATATGAATAGGTTACAAGTAAATGTTATTAAGTAATATTTATAAAAGTAACAATAATAATAATAAATAAACATAACGGAGAAACATAATGGACTTAGATGCTATAAAAAGCCGTCTCAATCAGTTACAAAACACACAAACGAATGCGTTTTGGAAACCTCAACCTGGAAAATCTCAAATCAGAATCGTACCTTATAAGTTCGATAAGAATAACCCTTTTAGTGAACTATTTTTTCATTATAGTTTAGTTCCTAATAAGACCGTTCTATCGCCACAATCGTATGGTCGTCCTGATCCTGTTCAACAATTTGCTGATAAGTTGAAATCAACTGGCAACAAAGATGAATGGATTCAAGGTAAAAGAATCGAACCAAAGATGAGAACTTTTTGTCCTGTCGTTGTTCGAGGTGAAGAATCCGAAGGTGTTAAGTTTTGGGGATTTGGAAAAACTGTATATCAAGAACTTCTTGGTATAATAGCAGATCCAGATTATGGTGATATATCCGACTCTACTACAGGTCGTGATATCGTTGTCGAAAGACAAACACCTGCCGAAGCTGGTAACCAATATGGTAAGACTACTATTCGTGTCAAACCAAATGTTACTGCACTTTCTGATGATTCTAATATACTTACCAAGTTATTGGAAGAACAACCTGAACTCAAAGAGTTGTATCAAGAACCAACTTTTGATGAGTTAAAGAGTCATCTTTCTAACTTTCTGAATCCTTCTGATAGTAATAGTGTTGCTGGTGAAACAGAAACAAAATCAGAACCAGAAATGGTAACAACGGAAGCGTCTTCTAATGTAGAAGATGACTTCGATAAGTTATTTAATTCATAAAACCGTACATACGGTTAGAGTGGGGGTGGTTTCCTCCTTTTCCGCCCCTACTCGTCTTATTCAGGAGAAATAAATGTCTAATAGAGATGAATTAGCAGGTATAATTGCGGGTGAACTAAACAAACAATTCAAGTCAAATCAAGTTGCTTACTTTTTGGATGGTGTTCAAGATACACCAACTGATGTAACAGATTGGGTTGGTACGGGTTCAACGTTATTAGATTTAGCAGTATCAAACAAACCACATGGTGGTTTAGCTGCTGGTAGAATTACAGAAATTAATGGATTAGAGGGAAGTGGTAAATCACTTATTGGTGCTCACGCTCTCGCTTCCACACAAAAGAAAGGTGGACTCGCTGTTTATATAGATACAGAGTCTGCTGTTTCGGCTGAATTTCTACAGGCAATAGGAATCGATACTGATAATATGTTATATGTTCATTTGGAAACAGTTGAAGATATATTCGATACTATAGAAACGATTATCACAAAAATCAGAGAATCAAGTAAAGATAGACTGGTTACAATACTAGTTGATAGTTTGGCTGCTGCTTCTACTAAGGTAGAGATGGATGCAGACTTCGATAAGGATGGTTGGGCTACAAGTAAAGCCATCGTTCTGTCTAAAGCTATGAGAAAGATTACACAAATGATTGCTCGTCAAAAAGTTTGTTTAATTTTCACCAATCAGTTAAGACAAAAATTAGGTGTGATGTTTGGAGATCCTTGGACTACTTCCGGTGGTAAGGCTCTCCCCTTTCATGCCTCAACTCGTATTCGATTAAAGAATATGGGACAAATAAAAGATGCCAAAAAAGACACAATTGGTATCAAGATAAGAGCTCAAGTAATCAAGAACCGATTAGGTCCACCTTTGAGAAGTGCTGAGTTTCCACTTTTCTTTGATAAAGGTATTGATGATTATGGGAGTTGGTTAACTGTAATGAAAGACCACAAGTTGGTAAAACAAGCTGGTGCTTGGTATACTTTCGTTGACCAGAATGGAAAAGAACATAAGTTCCAATCCAAAGACTTCGGTGCTCTTATATCCGATGTCGAAACTCAAGCATACATCTATGACTCTATCTGTGAAAAAATCATATTAAAGTATGACTCCGGTCAACTTGGTATTGATGATGTAACAACAGAGGCAGAGTTTGCCGATGAGTAGTACCAATAAGAATCTATTAAATAAAAGATTCTATGAGTATAAAGAAGAGATTGACGTAAATCCTGAAACTAAAAATCTAAATGACCATGTTTTATTGGTCGATGGTTTCAATACATTTATTCGTAGTTTCAGCGTCAATCCTTCTTTAAACGAAGATGGTGCTCATGTTGGTGGTTTGGTAGGGTTTTTAAAATCGATAAGATATACAATTAACAAGTTTAAACCAACTCGTTGTATTATTGTATTTGACGGTAAGAACTCTTCCAAACCACGACAAAAGATATATCCACAATATAAAGCTGGTCGTAAAGTCAGAAGTCGTTTAAATCGTCTCGTTGATTGGGGTGGAGGTCCACATAATGAACGAGAGAGTATGGGAATGCAACTTAAACGATTGGTTGAATATTTAGAATGTCTACCTCTAACCATTATATCTATTGATAATTTAGAAGCAGATGATATAATGAGTTATATCCCTACTGTTATTCTTAAAAATAGTAATTTTACAATAATGTCTTCTGATAAAGATTTCTATCAGTTAGTAGATGAGAGGGTAAAGCTTTATTCACCTACGAAAAAAATACTATATGATAGAGAATTAATTAAAAAAGAGTTTGGAGTTTACCCACAAAATGTGTTAACTTGTAGGGTGATAGATGGAGATAAATCTGATGAGATACCTGGTGTAAGGGGAGTTGGTGTTAAGACCTTAATAAAAGAGTTCCCTTTACTAGTAGAGGATAGAACGTTTAATACAAAAGACCTTTTAGGTATGGCAGACTCAAGAGACACTAGAATATCAAATTTGATTAAAAATAACGAAATGATAATAAAAAGGAACTATCTGTTAATGCAGTTAAGTAATCCTGATATAAAAAATCAGACAAAACTAAAAATAGCAGATTCGGTCAGAGAAATGGCGCCAAGTTTAGTAAAATATCAGTTGCAAACTTTGTTTGTAAAGGATAAATTATGGGGACAAATACCCAATTTTGATAATTGGCTAACAGAGTTCAATATCCTTGACCACTATTGGAAAAATAAAAAATGAGTAAGACAAAAAACATATCAGAGTTCGGTTATAGTTTTCAAGTAAAGTTTATTGTATGTTTAATAACTGATAAGCTGTTTTTGGAACAAATTGTTGATATATTAGATGAAAAGTATATTGATAATGATGGTTTTAAGTGGATTGTTAAAGAAATTCGTGAATATTACAATGAATACAAAACAACCATCACTATGGAAGTGTTTAAGATTAAAATAAAGGAAATAGAATCAGAGCTACTTCAAGTTAACGTAAAAGACTCACTAAAAGAGATTTTTAAGAGTATAGAAGCCGATGATTTAGAATATATCAAAGATAAAGCATTAGAATTTCATAAAACACAAGTTTTAAAGGATGCTGTTATTCAATCAGCACAAATATTAGAGGTGGATGGTAATACTGATGAAATAAAATCACTTATTGACCATGCTATGCAAGCTGGTGTAGAAAGAAACTTAGGACATGACTATTTAGTCGATATCGAAGAAAGATATTCAGAAACGGCAAGAGTTACATCACCGACACCTTGGGATATTATTAATGAGTTAATGCAAGGTGGTTTAGGTGCTGGAGAACTTGGTGTTGTTGTAGCACCTGCTGGTATTGGTAAATCTTGGGTGTTAAGTGCTATGGGAGCATATGCTATCTCACAAGGTTTAAATGTAGTTCATTATACCTTAGAGTTAAACGAGGCTTATGTTGGATTAAGATACGATAGTATTTTTACAGGCGTAGAAAGTCAAAATCTTAAATACCACAAAGAAGAAGTAATGGAAAAGTTATTTGATTTAAAAGGTAACCTAACCATTAAGTATTATCCAACAAAAGCTTGTACAGTAAATACATTATCTGCTCATTTAAAGAAAGTAACTACATTTGGTGAAAAGGTAGATATGGTATTAGTTGATTATGCTGACATTATGAAGGATGTAAGTAAGGCAACAGAAATGAGACATGCTCTCGGAAATATCTATGAAGATTTAAGGGGTATGGCTGGTGAGTTACAGATTCCAGTATGGACTGCTTCACAGGCAAACAGAAGTGCGTTAGATGAAGATGTTATTGAGGCTAGTAAAGTTGCTGAATCTTATGCTAAAGTGATGACCGCTGATTTTGTTATATCATTAAGTCGTAAGATAGAAGATAAGATAGGTAATACGGGTAGATTCCATGTTATCAAAAACAGATTTGGTCCTGATGGCTTAACGTATCCAGCAAAGATAAATACCAATATCGGTAAGATAGAAATCTTTGAAAGTAATTCCGTACAAGGTAAGGGTGTTCAACATAAGATTAACAATAGAGATAATCAAGTAAAGGGGATGTTATCTGCTCGTTATGAGGATTTGATGAATGAATAGTAATCCTGAAATATTAACAAATGTTTTTGGGTACGATGAAAAGGATGTGGAGTTCGATAGGGTTATCAACGATATTCGCAATGTTGATATTGATTATGGAATAGAAGTAATTTTTGATTATTATAGAAGGCATGGATTTCCACATTATACAATTCGTGAAGAAGAGAAACACGACCACATGAGAAAGTTACAGAAGTTTGATATCGATACTATACTAGATGAAGATAAGATAGTTCAGACAATGCATTGTTTAAGGTTGGCTTGGACATACTTTCCACATTTTTGGGAAGTTAAATGTGGAAGTGCTAAAATGTCACCTATGGACATCTATAATGATGATGAAAAATTTAAAAAAACTATTCGTAAATGTTGGAAGTGGAATACTACACATTTTAAGGGTGAAGAGGGTATGGAAAAAAATACTTTCAAAGAAAATAGACTTAGACAATCCCTAAAAATATACACAGGTACACAATCTGTCAGTAACTTTCGACCAACTGCTGCTAAATTGATATATGAGAAGTTTGGTGGTGATACTATTTGGGACATGTCATGTGGGTGGGGTGGAAGACTCATAGGTTTTTTAGCAAGTTCACGGAAAAAGTATATTGGTACAGAACCATCGAGTTTAACATTTGAAGGTTTACAAAAAATAAAAAAAGATTTTTTTTACTTGGAAAAATCAGTAGAATTACATAAGTTAGGGAGTGAAGAATTTATACCAGATAGGAACTCTTTAGATTTGTGTTTTACATCACCACCTTATTTTGATACGGAGAAATACGCCGATGAGGATACTCAGAGTTTTATTAAGTTTCCAACAAAAGAAGAGTGGGTAAATGGTTTTTTAAGGAAAACAATAGAGAACTGTCACAGAGGTTTAAAGAGTGGTAAACATATGTTGATTAATATCGCTAATACACCGAAGTATAAGTTCATAGAGGAAGAGACTCAGAGGATAGCAAGGGAACTTGGGTTTGTTCAAAATGATACACTACAACTAACATTGTCAAGTGTGATGGGTGCGGGCTATAAATATGAACCAATTTTCATATTTAAGAAGAGTTAAAAGATTGTCGTTAATATTTATGGTTGTATCCACACAAAAAAAGTTAACATAGGAAAAGTTTATGAATAAAAAGTTTGTTTTATCGGAGAATTTTATAGCAAAATACAAGAGGAAAAAAGCTCCGTTTGGTTTTAATGGGTTAGGTGAATTAGTTTATATGAGAACTTATTCAAGAATTAAAGAAGATGGAAAAAATGAAAGATGGTGGGAGACGGTACAAAGAGTCGTAGAGGGAACATACTCTATGCAAATGAATCATATTGAATCACATCAATTAGGGTGGAATCCGTGGCAAGCTCAAAAAAGTGCTCAAGATATGTATGAGCGTATTTTTACTATGAAGTTCTTGCCGCCTGGTCGCGGACTGTGGGCTATGGGAACAGCAATCACAGAGAAAAAAGGTCTATACGCCGCCCTTAATAATTGTGCATTTGTATCAACATCAACAATCAAAGACGACTATGCTAAACCATTCTGTTTCCTTATGGATGCAAGTATGTTAGGTGTAGGAGTTGGGTTTGATACTAAAGGTGCTGGGGAGATAGTAGTTAAAGGTATTAGTAAAGACAAAGATAAAGAAATATATGAAATACCAGATACTCGTGAAGGTTGGGTAGAGTCTCTAAGACTATTATTAGAAAGTTATTTTCATGGAACTGCTCCAATAGAATTTGATTATGCAAGAATAAGAGGTGCTGGCGAACCGATAAGTGGATTCGGTGGTGTTGCTAGTGGATATGAACCATTAGCAGAAGTTCACGGTGATATAAGAAAAGTATTAGAAAAAAATAGTGAAAAACCAATCACTATCACGACCATTGTTGATATTATGAACCTTATAGGTAAATGTGTTGTTGCAGGTAATGTAAGAAGAACTGCAGAGATTGTATTTGGTGAACCAGACAATGAAGAGTACTTAGACTTAAAAAATTATAAAGTAAACCCACATCGTGACCAATATGGTTGGACATCGAACAATTCAGTATTTGCTGAGTTGGGTATGGATTATACAGAGATAGCAAAGAGGATTGTAGACAATGGTGAGCCAGGATTAGCATGGTTAGATAATATGAAACACTATTCTCGTATGAAGAATGGTGGGGATAACAAAGACCATAGAGTTATGGGTGGTAATCCATGTTTAGAGCAATCGTTAGAATCATATGAGTTATGTTGTTTAGTAGAAACATTTCCAGACAACCACGATTCATTAGAAGATTATCAGAGAACTCTAAAGTATGCTTATCTGTATGCTAAAACAGTTACATTAGGAAGAACACATTGGTCAGATACTAATAGAGTTATGTTAAGAAATAGAAGAATAGGGTGTTCAGTTAGTGGTGTTGCTCAATTTATTACTAACAGAGGTTTAAATGAATTTCAAAGATGGTTAGAAGGTGGATTCGATACTATTCAAGAATGGGATACTCAATACTCTGATTGGTTTGCTGTACCAAAATCAATTAAGACTACTTCAGTTAAACCGAGTGGAACTGTATCTTTACTTGCTGGTGCTACGCCAGGACTTCACTATCCTGAGTCAAGATTTTATACAAGAAGAGTAAGGTTATCAAAACATTCAGAATTATTAGAACCATTAAAGAAAGCTGGGTATAAGTTAGAA